ATTTTCTTTTATTAATTAATGTACCGGAACTTCTCTTAAGTCTTTTCCTTTTCCATTTGGCATTTCTATCTCAATCAATGCTCTTAAATCAGCATGAGGCAATGGATAGTATGCAACTTTACATTCAACAACTGTACCATCACGGCTGCTCATCGAGTAGACGTCACCAATTTTGTGAGTCATCCAAAAATAAGCATATTGGTACAAAGTGAATTTAAGTTTTCCTGTAAATGGAGAACTATGTTCATCTCTTTGTTTTTCGTAACAATTGTAAATCAATTTGAACTTACGTCTGTCTGAAGCAAAAAGATTTATTAAGAAGAAAACTCCTTTTATCCTATTGGTTATTTTTTTCCACATAATTATTTTATATTATCGAATGAAGAGAATGAAGTTCCATCACCTTTTTTTTCCTCAGGTTTATTTTCTTTCTTTTCTACGGGTTTTGTTTGAACCGTATCAAGATGCGAAAACGGATAACTGCCGTTTCTTTTTCCAGTACACCTGCTCATACATATTAATATGATAGAAATAAACAAAATGCAAATACAAATTCTGCATTCAATCCATATTGGATACAATGCCGGATAATTTTTAATTGAATATTTCATATCTGTTATTTTTTACGACCGCAATGTACACATTTATTTTGTTTCCAAGTATCACCACCGCAACCTTTGCAATTATCAGTATGCCAATCATCAGATGTTGCTTCTTTGACAAGTTTATATTTCTTCATAACAATTATTGATTGATTAAACGAGAAGTGAATAATTTACCATTTTGGATAACACGCATAGTATAAACACCAGGTTCATTCACACTGATTGATTGAGTACCATTTATATTCACATGGTTTACGACCTGACCAACAACATTAATAATATCAACAGTTGCTTCTCCGTTAACATGAACATTAAATTTACCATTGGTTGGATTAGGATAAACTGAAACTGAAATAGATGACTCATTTTGAGCAATTCCAGTTGTTGCTGTGTTATCATTATATTTTGCAATGTTTGCAAAAGGAGTAGTAAAATTACCACCGCAATACAATTCACCATTATACACAGCCATGCAATTAATTGTTTGACCTATTTGAGAAGTTATGTTTGATAAAGAAGTACCATTCCAAATTTTAATTCCTGGAGATGTCGATGAAGATATGTAAAGATTGTTATTATAAGTTTGCATTACACCACTTGCTCCACCGCCAGTACCAACAAATGAAGAACCCGTATAACCAATAAAAACTGGAGATGTTACCCCTGCAAAAGTTGCAAATGAACCTGTGAAATAAATTTCATTTCCATAAACATTAGCATGGTTTACATAATCAGTCGTAGATACTGTTGTTGTTGTTACTTGAGTTAAGGTACGTCCACCAGTAAATTTTCCGACATAACCGGGTTGAGGGCCAACTGCATAAATAGTATCTTTAAAAAGTTTTAAATCCGTAAAAGTCCCATAATAACCGGGTCCAAAATTAATCCCAATTTGGTAAAAAGCATAACTATTATTTGGATCCAATGAAACAAATCCGTTGAAAGCTGTGTAGTTACCACCTGCGCAAATAAAGTCTATAAATCCATTTGTATTGCAAGCAGGGTATGTACATAAAGAATAGAAACCATAATTATTGGAAATTCCCTTTGTACCAGTTCCAAGACCTTGAACCGTTGTCCAAGTTGAACCGTCATAAACGTAGATACTATCTGAACCAACAATTAAATTAGTTCCATAAGTTGTTAAAGATAACCCCGCAAAATGACCAGGATAATGTGGAATAATATTCCAAGCTGAACCGTCCCAGTATGCAACATTTCCAGAAAATGTTCCGGTTGCATAAAGACGATTAGAGGTTGAATCAGTATGCAAAGCATTGACTGTTCCATTTAAACCATTTAAACCTGTTCCAACTGATGACCAGGTTTGAGCTGTTGATATGATAGAAATCAAACAGATTGCGATTGTTGTTATTATTGACTTTTTCATTTGTTTTGGTTTTATTGATTATTTATTATTTTTAATGTTTGAGAACGGAGAGAAAGAAGTTCCATCATCTTTCTTTTCTTCGTCTGGTTTATTTTCTTTTTTTTGTTTTCAGTGTATCAAGGTGAGAAAATGGAGACTTTACCTGAGGCTCTTGGTTTTCACCGCAACCAAATAGTGTAACAATAACAATGGATAATAAAAATATTATTTTTTTTCATGTTTATATGAACTTGTTTTTATATGAACCACCACAATAATTACACGTAGAACCTTTCCAAGGATTTCCACCACAACCAAGACAATTGTTTGCTGCCGTAATATTTTCCACATCAACTCTTACTATTCTTGAGGTTGAAGAAGCTGAAGAAGAAACATCGTTTGAAGATTTTAAGGCCTGACGTATTCGATCAAAACCATAACACTTTACTGTTTCAGTTGGTGGACCGGTTTTAGCGGTTATTGGAAAAGTTTTTTTCATGGTTAGTTGAATTTAAAATTTCGGTTAGTGACAGTTGCTTGATTAAGCAACATATTTTCTCTCGACACGTTTTGACCGTATTCAAGAAATAACTCAAAATCTTTTTCAATTAATTCTCGAGCTTTATCTTCTTGCTTAAGATTTTGCAAGGTTTCGATTTTTTCATGAAGCTCATTTGATTGTTTTTTAATCTCATGACGCTTCTCAACAAGCATAACAACTTGTTTCATTAGGTTTTGTTTTCTGTTGGGGTTGGAATCATTTGATCCCATTCCGCCGATTCTTACGATTATTCTCATGGTTGGTTTTTGTTGATTTTACAATACAAATATACTAACTATTTTCCATATAAAAAAATGATTGTATTAACTTATTGATTATCAAGTAGTTATGCTTTTCCCATCATAACTGAAATTTTGGGAACTCTCGAGATATATAAAACGTGGAAACAACGTTTATTTACATTTTAGAAGATCCAAGAAATTCAATACCTCGTTATTTGGGAAAATCTAATAATCCGATAAATAGATTAAAAGCCCATATTGGAGAAGCGTTAAATGGAAAAAAATTCGATCATAAAAATAATTGGATTAGGTCTTTATTAAAAATAAATTTAAAACCAGAAATTTTTATTTTGGATGAAGTTCCAATTAACGAATGGCAATTTTGGGAAAAACATTATGGACATTTGTTTCTTAGTTGGGGATTTGATATGGTTTTTGATAGGGATTATCTTGGTATTGGTTCAACTGACATGGAACTGTTTAACAGTAGGCCAAAAAAGAAACGCGTTGTTAGCGAAGCAGGTAGATTAAAAATTAAAGCCGCAGCACAACGAAGAGAATTAAATCCAAGCGATGCGATGAAAGAAATGAGAAAAAAATTTGGCGCAAGAGAACTTGGAATACCATCGTGTATGAAAGGGAAGAAAATGAGCTCAGAAACCAGGAAGAAAATGAGTGAATCTCATAAAGGTAATAAGGCTCCATGGTTTGGAAAGAAGCAACCTGAAGAGATGAAGCAGAAAAATAGAGAAAAACATACGGGTAAAGAAGCCTCAAAAAAGACAAAAGACAAAATGTCAGCATCTCAAAAGAAAAGATGGCAGATATATAGAAAGAAGAAGAAGAATGATCAAAACTAAAAACTACTAAAAATGGCTATTATAATTCAGGAAATGCTTGGTACTGACCCCTTTTCCGGGTCGAGAATCGTAATAAACGCGAATTTTCAATCCATTAAAACTGAGGTTGATGCATTGGAATCAAATCTTGGAATTAGTGTTGCATCAGGTAACATTGATATTTCGGCTGCAACTGGTGGAGCATTAAAAGCAAAAACTGGAGCATTCAATAGTATTCAACTTCCTGCTGCTGGAGTTCCCAACATCACACTGACAGGATCAACCGGTGCAATGATTGGAAAAACACTCAGCCTCGCAACATCGGCAACGATACCATCCATCAACGGCGATAACCTGACAATGTCCTCTCTTGGACAAAGCATATTCAACGGGGAGGTAACGTTTAACGCTCTCGTTAAAGTAACGGATGGTCTTGCATACAACCACGTTGATATTGGAACAACAAGCACGCACACGGTAATAAACAGCGACAGAGTGATTCTATTCACACTGAGCGTTCTTTCTCCTGGTGCTTTAGTTCTCACTCCAGATCCTCAGTTAGTCGACGGACACGTTGTGACTCTCGTAGATAAGACGAACGTTCCAACAACTCTCGATACAACTTACATCATGGGAACTTGGGGTTCCATCACATTTACTGCCGATGGTTACAAATCATGCATCACTTTAATGTGGAGCGTGGCAAATAACAAGTGGATCATAATCGGTTCTTCAAACATAACAATCGTATAAACATGAAAAAGATTTCGAAATTCGAGATTTTTTTAAATGAGGCAGTATCGTCAGACTCAATGACCGCCATCAAGCAGAACATCTACATCAAGGCTAAAACTGAATACATGACAGCCATTGCGGATCTTCTTAAGAAGGAAGGAATAAAAGTCTCAAAGATAAATAATCCATACAACAACATAGACGATTTCACCTCTGACAGCTTTACTTGTGCATACGGTGGAGAAACATTTCAAATCGATATGTCAAACAGAGGAGTCAGCTTAGGATTAGATGCACAAAGAAAAGATTCTGATTGGAACAGAGCAGTCGGCACAAAATATTACACAAAGGTTAAAACTTTTGCTGACGCAATTAAAGCAGCAATAGACAGACAATAATGAAACACATCAAGACATACGATGAAGCAGTCAACGAAGGTTTTCTGAGTTGGTTGTTTAAGAAAATATACAAGATCAACTTCACAGTTGAACTAACTGACAAGAAGACAAATGAACCATTTTCATATAAATCTTATCTTACAGTTAAAGCAAAGGATGAAGATGATGCGCGAGAAAAGTTTGATTCTAAATGGGAAGAAGCAATTAAGAAATTTGAAAAAGAACCAACTGTCATTATTGGAAATGTAAAGAAGGTAGACAAAGCCGATAGAACTGAATTCGATCTTCCAAAGATTATTAAGAAATTCAGTGATGATAAAGAAGTTGCTAAGCAAGCTAAGCAGTATGAAAGTCCTAAAAAGGAAGAGCATAAGAAGAAAGAAAAGAAGAAATAATGATTAATAGTGGAATATATCAAATAAGAAACCTTGTAAATGGAAAAGTTTATATTGGGAGTACTATTGATTTTTCTAAAAGATGGATTCGTCACAAAAAAGAAGCATTAGGAAAATATCACAGAAATAAACATTTTCAAAGTGCTATTTTAAAATATGGTATAGAAACTTTTGTTTTCGAAATTATTGAAACAGTTGATAATAAAAATATGCTGTTTATTAAAGAACAATTTTATATCGATAGTATAAAACCTTATGACAGAACAATTGGTTATAATTCAGCTGTTAAGGCAGGAGGAGGAAAATTAATGGAAGATGGTTACTTTTCCGGAAACAAGAATCCTATGTATGGTAAATCAAGTAAAGATATTGTTTTTAAGAAACATGGAATAGAAAAGTGGAATGAAATGAATAAAAATCGTTCCGCTAATGGAAAAGATAAAGGAACTAAATCAGTTATTCAATTAGATAAAAATGAAAATGTATTAAAAGAGTTTTCGTCAATGTCTAAAGCTTCATCAGAAACAAATACAAATATAAACCGTATTCGTTTTTCGTGCAAAAATCCTAACGCGACTGCTGGTGGATTCAAATGGAAATTTAAAAACGATTAATCATGGCTGTAGCCCCATTCATAAAAGTATTGCAAACTGCCGGTGGAACATTTTATACGTTCTCATCGTCTTCAGAAGATCTTGGATTGACGTTTAACAACTCATCTACTAAATTCAGATTTTCAAAGTATGTGTTATTGAATATCCCAAATATTGCAACACCTGCATTCAAGGATAACAAAATCCAGTTTGCTGCAATAGATGGTGCAATGATAGCAGGACTTGATGGAGACAATAATATAAATCTTGCACAATCATTTCAGAACTATACATTAAATCTTGAATCGCTTTTAATTTCACAACCAAGTTATGACAGAAATTTAAAACAGAATGTATCAGAAAGAGTATTTTGGAAATGGTTAAAAGAACTTGGAGCAATTCAATTTCAATTAGCGACATCTATGGAAAGCACGACAAATGCTTTAAACAATCCAAGATTTGTTGAACTTGATGAAAACTTAACAGGGCCACAAAGATATTATAGAGTTGGACAATACATTGGAGACATTGACATTGTAAACTCAGTACAAAACAATACAAACGCATATTCAGAAATTTATATTCACGTTCCAACTTCTGATGGAAATACGCCACTCGTCTTATTTAAAACAGTAGCAGATAACAATTATGGCCCTGCTCAATTAATACAAAATAGACCGGTTGATCCTCTTGATACAAAATATTTAACTGGAAGACACTATTACGATGTACATCCTACAGGGTTAAGTACACTTGCTTTCTTTGACCAAGAAACAATTGGACAACCGATTAGCATGTTTTGGGATACTACAAACAATACATACGATATTCCTGAAAATTGGTATGATCCTTTAGTTGGACCAAATGCATATTTCACAGATTCTATCTTTACAGATCCTACTACAGATTTAATTCAAAAGACTTATGGATTAAATGTTGTGACTTACGAGAGATCAAGACTTGATGGTATACAAATTGATTTTGATGCTACCAATTACAAACCTATTGTAGACAACCCAACACTTAATACAATACAACAATATAATGCAACAGTAGATGCTCAACCATTTGAGTTCAATGCAGTTCTTGTATATTATGATGTATATGATGCAAATAATCCAACAGATGTTGCAACAAATTTATATGGAGTGTTATTCCTTTCTGATGTTGAGCAACAGTCAACTGAATTTGGATTACCGAGATTCCAGAAATACAAACCAAATGTTGTTACTAAATTAAATGGTAACTCTTACGGATTCAAAATCAATTTAAAATTTGATACATCCGTTGAAAATGTTGGTATTATAGAAAAAGCAATTAATGACTACAGTACATTCTCACTTGAGATGTTTGTTGATGCAATGAATGTGGTACAGAACTCTGCAAACATATTAAGTGAGCAGACTACTGAAATTATTAACATGCAAAGTCAAATTAATAATATTGAAGATCTTGTTATAAACCAAACAAGCTTAGATGAAATTAATTTAAGACTTGATACGCTCGAATCAAATTTCTTGGCAAACCAAGCATTGTTCAATAACACAAATGATGTTATGGCTCTCATTAACAAGAATGCAGATTCTTTAAATGCAGTGTTAGCAGGACAAACTACTATTGAACTTTCTTATAACTTAAATGCAATTAAATCTGGAAGTGGAATAAACATTGATATGAGTATTCCAAATCAGGTATCAATAATAAATGTGGTGCAAGGATTCACAGTCACACAAACAACTCCATATTTTGGAGATCTTTCTGCGGGTGGAACCATTGTGCTTCAGAAGTTTAATAACTACTACAGACACTCAGTTAATGGTGCGACAATAGTTTCAAATAATGATGTATACATTAAGATAGATGATTCACAAGTTAAATGGTCAAGAGGACAAACATTCAGATTAGTGTTTGATGATATTCTTGACATGCAAACATATACAGTAATAATACAAACAGATTCAACTAACGTGCTTGGAAATGGAACGTATGGCATTTTAGTAGGTGCAATATCAAGTGCAGAATTTACTGCTGCTGGAGATAGACCAATATTCGACATCACATGTGTCGACGAAAAGAATTTGGTATTTGTAATGGACCAAATAAGATAAAATAAAATTAATAATTATGGCAGTACACACTCACATGGTTGACTTTATTAAACGCGCAGAAGGCGGTTATGTCAATGATCCTTTAGATGCAGGAGGAGAAACAAACAAAGGAATAACTTATGCTACTTGGAAATCCATGTTTGGAGACCAAGCACATGACAGATTTTTACACATGTCTGATGAAGATTGGGCAGTAATATTTAAGAAATTATATTGGGATCCTATTTTCGGAGATCAAATACACTCACAAAGAATAGCAGATGTTCTTGTTGATTGGGTATGGGGAAGCGGAAAACACTATCCAGAATTAGATGTACAAGACATTTTGATTCATGCGTTCAATGAGCACATTACAGAAGATGGAAATTTTGGTCCTGCTACTATTGCAGCAATAAACGAAGTTGATGAACAAAAATTATACGATGCAATAATCGCAAAACGTTTTGATTTCTTCAAAGGTTGTGTTGCTACTCATCCTACTAATGCGAGATTCTTGCGAGGATGGAATAACAGATTAAACCATTTAATGGTTTTTGAAAGTACCGGTAAACTTGTTTAACGGGTTCTTTGCCAAGACGAATATAAAGGCATTCCGCCTTTTAAAAATGTATGTCTTGCAACACCATTAGCTCGTTTTACTTCCTTAATAAGTAAAGGTTCCATTTTTGGAGCCTTTTCCTTTTTAGCCTTTTCCTTTTTAGCTGGTTTTAAAACTTTTTTAGTAGGTTTTACTGCTTTGGCTTTAGTTTTTTCTGGCATTTTCTTATCCGGATCCTGTATGGATATTTTTTGGTTCCACATATCAGAAATGGTTAATCTTTCTTCTTTACCTTTGGCGTTTGTTACGACAGCGGTGCAGCTTCTACCAGTTCTAACAAGTTGTGTTATCTTAAGAGTTTCCTTGCCTCTAACAAGAATCATCTTTTCTTTTAATTGACGTGATATAATTCCCATAAGTACTAAAAATTATTGAATAGCATGAATAGACATACAAGGATGAACTTCCCAACAAGTTGCTCTCCAAACATTTGTTCCATTTGGTGATGTGTTAATCGCATTTTGTTTATGTTCTTCATCGAAAAACATCCAACCTGATATTTCAACTTTTTTACCTTTCAATAGTTTTACTGTTGGGTAATCCATCATCAATTTACTCGCTCTAACAAACCGGTTTATTTCAACTATCATTCTTTTCGGACCGGCTGCATCTTTTAAATCTTTTACAATCTCGATATGAATATCCAATTGGGATTTATCTTGAGTATGACAGTTGCATGTTTCTGGTCCACCATATTTAACATCATATACATATCCTGTTATGGTAACATAAGTTATATCAGAAAAACGTTTAGTGTCATCTCCAGTCTTTAAAACTTCATCTAATGTTAGAGTTCTAACTATATTGGAAACTTCATTCCTGTTTTTAAGGGTATCCAATACTTGCAATTTGACTCTTTGACTATCACCTTTTGGTGGGCATTTAGGTCCATCTTCTAAAGTTGTTAAACATGCAATTAATGTAAGTACTGATAAAATCTTCATATCTTTTGTTTTAATGTTCCAGCAAATATACTAAAAATATGCATTATATACCACCCCTATTGAAAAACGGCACACTTCTGAGAGGAGATATATAATAAAACCCTGTAAAGGATAACCTAAAATAGTTTAAAGATGTCACAAACAAATAACTCGATTTCATCTCTACTTGCACAGTTCTTAAGACTTGAGAACAACTCGTTAGAAATAATTTCAAAACTTTCTGAGGTAGCTACCTCAAATGCTGATTCTGTTACATTCAACCTGACTCAGGCTGATGGTACAACAAGTCAAATACAGATTCCAGCATTTGGATTCATGAATCACAAAATTGACAGAGTCGATAATACAGTCCAAAACCTGGCAGGACTTGGAGATGCAAGTACCGTAATTAAATTACCGGATGGAACTACAAAGAAAATATTTGCAGCATCCATTGTAAAGGATCCTACTCCTATTCCAAATTTGCAAGTTCCACGAAACTTTCAAATTAAGAACAACTGGTTCTTTGAAAGTTTTCTTAACCCATTATTATATGTAACGTTCGATGTCACAGGTAAAGTTCCTTCTGACATGAGAAGAGCTGTTGTTAAAAGATTCATCGCAAATACAGATACACAAGATAAGAAAGATTATTTTGATGGAACATTCAAAGGTAAAAATGACATTGTATATTCTGATTTTCTAAACAAGATGGCAAGTCAAGGAATAGATTTATTTACAGATGACGAAATAGTTGAACTTCCTATTTCAGTAATGAGATACAGAGGAACGTTTGATGTTCTTAAAATAGTTGATGAAGAAGTAAATATTACTTCTAACGGAA